ACGCCGAGCAAGCCGTTCTAGGCGCTGCGCTGTTCGACGCTCGCAACGTCGAGATCGCGGGCCTGCGGCCTGAGCATTTCTACGACCCGACGCATGCCGCTCTCTGGGCGGAAATGCTGGAGCGCCACCGCGCCGACCGGCTCATCGATGCGGTGGCGCTCAAAGCCTTCGCCGCCGAGACGTTCAAAGAGCTGGGCGGGGCTCTCTACCTGCTGACGCTGACGGAGCGGGCGGCGCCGCTGCGCGCTCAGGTGGCTGGCTACGGCGCGATGATCCGCGACCATGCCCGCCGCCGCGAAGTCGCCAAGGCGTGCGAGTGGGCCGGCGCGATCGCCAAGCACGGCGGCGAGGATGCGCTGCCGCTTCTGGAGCAGCGGCTACAGGAGATCGCCGCCGAGCACGCCGACGGCGACGATTGGGAGCGCCTAGGTGCAATCGCCTGCGAAAGCGTGGAGCGCGCCGAGCTGGGCGAAGCGGTCGGCATCAGCACCGGCCTGCCGCGGCTCGATGAAATCACCGGCGGCATGCAGCCCGGCACGCTCTGGGTCATCGGCGGCGCGACCAGTATGGGAAAGTCTGTGTTCGGCGCCTTCCTGGGCCGCTCTGTCGCCGCGCAAGGCTACGGCGTTGGCGAGATGCACCTGGAGATGCGCAAGCTCCAGATCGGGCTGCGCACCACCACGGCGCTCGCGTTCGAGCCGGACCATCGGACGGATAATCCCTACTACCTGACCGCCCAGCGCAACGCGCTGCGGCCCGAGCAATGGGCGACGATGCGCGGCGCGGCCAAAGCCGCCGCCGGCCTCCCGATCTACGTTGACGCCCGCCCTGGGCGCACGCTGAGCCAGATCGAAGCGGCGGCGCGGCGCCTGTTCCGCAAGATGCGCCGCGAAGGCGTCAAACCCGGCTCGCTCATCATCGACCATGAGGGCCTGATAGCGGCCGAACCGGGCGCGCGTTTCCCCAGCCAGTTGGAGCGCGCCAACGCCCGCTCAGAGGCGTTGCTGGCGACGGCAAAGCGCCTTGGCGTCTGCGTCGTCGCGCTGTCTCAAATCACCAAAGAAGGCAGCCGCGCCGATGGCGACGACCGGCTGCCGAACCTCACCGACTTGAATTACGGCGGCGCCATCAGCCAAGCGGCGGAAGTCGTGATCCTGCTGCACCGTAAGGCGTACTACGCCGAACGGAAGCCGCCGCATCTGCGCTCCGACGCCGACTGGGACGCGCTCAAGAGCCGTGAAGCCCTCGCCATCGTGGACAAAGCCCGCGCCGGCCAGCGCGCCCAGGTGCCGTTCCTGATGGATATGCCGACAGCCGCGGTGTGGGCGACATGAGTGATCGGGCAATGACTTGGGCGCGGAGCATCCGCGTAGGGAAATCCGGCGCCAAGCTGGTGCTTCTGGTGCTGGCCGACCGCGCCAGCCCGGAAGGCGTCGTGCACGACTGCACGCAAATCGATATCGCAGAAGAAGCGGAGCTTACGGATCGTCAGGTCAGGCAACTGCTCAACTACCTTGAGCAGGACGCCAAGATTATCGACCGAGAGCGCCGCGCCGGAGACGGGAGAGGCAGACAAAACGACATCATCACCCTAGCCATGTCACGCACGCCCGTGATTGTAGGCGCAAAACGGCGGCAACCGGAAAATACTTCCGCTAGCCCCAACCGGAAAATACTTCCGCAGAAAAATCTTCCGGTTGGGGCAACCGGAAATCTCCCCCAGACCCCCTCTAAGATTCTTCCCCTCCAAAAGGGTACCCTAAAGGGTACCCCAAAAGGTTCCCCTTCGGCCGACTGCTTCGAAGCCTTCGAAGCCCTTTGGGAACTTTGGCGCTCGAAGGATTTGATCCGGCGCGCCAAGCGAAAGCCTGCCTTCGAAGCTTTTCAACGGCTGGTGCGCGGCGGCGCCGATCCACGGCGCATTCTGGCCGGTGCACGAGCGTACCTCGCCGATCCGCGGAAAACCGAAAAGGGCGGCGAGTACATGCCGGACCTGTTTCGCTGGCTTCGCGACGAAGTGTGGGCGGACTGGCTGGAAGAGGCCGACGCCGCCCGTGCACGGGCGATCCGCATCTACCGCGAACACGGGTTTTGGGACCCCGCAAACGGCGACCCGCCCGACACCGACCCCCAACCCGACCTGCTCAGCCAAGGAGGCAAACGATGAACCCGCAATGGCGCGACCTGAAAGCCGAACTCATCAGTAAGCTCGGCTACAACGGCGCGGCGAAGGTGCTGCGCTTCACGGCCCACTCGCATCGCCTGCTTGGCGCTGAGGGCGCTCCGGAGCACCTGGACTTCGCCGCCCGACAACTGGAGCTCGAAGGCGCCCGCGAGCGGATGGTGATCGAAGCCAGCGCGGAGCTGGTGCGGTGAACCGGCCCGAGGAAGCGCTACACCGCGCCGCGCTGGCGCATCTGCGCGCCACGTTGCCGCCGCCGTGGATCGTCTGGCACACGCCGAACGGTGGCGGGCGCAGCAAAGCCGAGGCGGGCATCCTCAAGGCGCTGGGCGTTTTGGCGGGGATGCCGGACCTGTTCGTGATGGGGCCGCGGAAGGTGATCCCGCTGCCCTCGTCGGTGGGCGCTTACGCGCTCGCATCCAGCGAGACGGCGCCGCACATCATCGCCATCGAGTTTAAAGCCCCGCCCAAGCGCCTTCGCGACGGCGGGCCATCCAAGGCCGCCCCGCGCCTCAGCCCCGCTCAGCGGGCGCGCCAGACCGATCTAGGGGCATGTGGCGTGCCGTACCTCGTGATCGATGACTTAGCCGAGATGGTCCGTGCGCTGAAGGCGCTCGGCGTCCCGCTTCGTGGGAGGGCGCTGTGAGCTACGTTCGATCACAAGCCGCGAAGGCTCGCTGGGCTAAGCCGGGGGCGCGCGAAGCGCAGGCTGACCGCATTCGAGAGGCCGCTGCCCAGCGCGAGGTCAAAACATACCCGAAGGGCCGCATGTACGGCGCGCGCCGGGGCGTCACGCTGTACTTGGACGAAAGCGCCTTCGCAGCGGTCGAGAGGGCGGCGCGCGCGCAAAAGCAGTCTTTTTCCGAAGTCGTGAGAACCTACGTCGAGTGGGGGCTTGAGGCCGAGGAGAAGGCCAGGAGGGCGGCGCGATGACGGATGTTCACGCCCTGCAAGACGCCGAACAACGCGCCAAGATTGAGCGCCACGTCCGCAAGAACGGCTTTGGGTTCGTGCGCCCGGTGTTAGTTCGTCACCGCGGCGTGTGGGCTTTCACGCAAGCCGCAATCGATTGGATCGAAGCGAGCGCTTCAACGCAAGCGCCAGCGCCGCCGGTGAAGCTCCGCCCGCCATACGACCCGCTCAACAACCCGCGCATGCAGCGCCTGCTAGGGGGAAGCCGATGACCACGAAACTGCTGCGGTTGGTCCATGTGCAGGACCAAGAAGAGCTTGCTGCGCGGCACAACAAGACCGGGCGCCGGGCTTACGAAACGCGTTGGGTGATCGAGCGCATGGCGGCGCACATGCCGCCCGAGCACGTCAGCTTGGCGCGCACGCTGCGCGACCTTGGCGCCGCTGCGCGCGGCATCCGGCTTGCGCCGGCGGAGCGCGTGGACGCCGGCAACGGGGCCGAATATGCGCTGCTCTCGCGTCTCGACGCCGGCCGCGCGCTGGCGGGCTACAGGCAGGCCGTAGAGGCGCGCATGAAGCGCCCCGGCCGCATCTGCCTCGATTGCATCGTGGAGGAGTTCACGATGGCGCAGACGCTGAAGGCTTGCGGCTACGCCACGCGCTCGTGGCAGTCGGTTCGCCAGTTGGTGCAGCTCACCATGATGGCCGCGCAGGATTACGCCGACGAATGCACCGCGCAGCAGCAGATGTGGAGGGCGCTATGAGCTGGCCGTGGCGATTGAACGACACCCGGCCGCACGGCTGGTTCACAGCAAACGGGCTGACGAGGTACGGCCCATTGCCGAAGCGCGAAGTGGTGGAGCCGACATGGCCGCCGCGCGAGCTGGAGCGCAACCAACAGAAAGCTTCCGTTGCGCGCGCCCACATTGGTCTTGACCCGCTGCGTAAATTGGGCCAATGAATCTGTACTTTCGAGTTTCCGCGCCCGGAGAGCATCAACGCTCTGCCGGGCGCTCTCGTTTCTGGCGAGGCGATCCGGCGGGCAATCTCCCCCGAGTGTTCCTCCATGCAGCCCGACCGCCTGCCTCGCCAGACCCCCATCTCAGCGTTCGTGTCGCCAGACCGTTTCCTATCAGCGGGGCGGCGAGGCCGTTCCGGGCATGGGCGCTGAGAGCTTTTAACCCAGGAGAGCACCATGGCAGCGACGAAAGCGAAGAAACCGGCGAAGAAGGTCCGCTCGGCGCAGCGCGAGTTTTTGCCGCCGCATGGTGCGCAGATTGGCTATGCTCGCCCGACCGCCGCAGAGATCAAGGCCGCCGAAGCGCGCGAGCGCGATTACCGCCGCCAGCAGGATCGCACCACGGCGCTCCACACGGTCGCCCAGGTTCACATGGGCTCCGGCAAGCCCGCGAACCAGCTTCTGCGTGAGGCTGACGCCTACGCGGCATGGCTGAGCGGCGGGGTTCGCAAATGAACCTCACCCGTTTCCAAATCCACGAGCGCCTAGGCAGCCTGTCTGGCGAGATCAAAGCCGCGCGCGAAAACCGCAAGGAATGCGCGGCCGACCTGGAGAGCAAGGAGCGTTTGACCTCCCTTGCCAGGCAGGCGCTTGAGAAGGCCGACCAGCAGATCACGGACTTGATTGAAGAGGCTGACCGGCTGAAAGCGGCCTACGCCGACGCTATCGACGAGCTCGTCAAGGACGACCGCCCGCTGAGCGAGGTTGTCGCGGAACTCCGTGAGATCGCCAAGGATGGAGATTGGGGGCCGGATGCGCTGACGGAGCTGCAGGAGATTCGCTCTGATGCAGCTAACCCCTTCGCCGACTTCGGCCATCCCGCCCAATACACAAACGGCGCAGACCCGGCAGAAGGCGCGGCCAAGGCATGACCGCCTACGTCCCCCGCTACAAAGCCGAGCTGGCCGTCATAGCCGCGATCTGCGCTTTGCACTGGGGAGCGCCGCTGCCGTCCACAGACCGCCTTGCTGAAGCGCTGGAGAGGGCGCGGAATCCATGACCGGAAAGCTCACCGCCATCATAGCTCTGAGCATCGCCCTCGTGGTCGTAGGCTGGGCCATATGGCTGATCGGGACGGCGTTCGGATGAGCGAATCCGCCACCGCCCTCGACGCTCAGGCTCAGCGCCTCGCCGCGATCAAGCAGAAGCAGCAAGACCGCGAAAACGGCATTCGAGCCCAAGCCGCCAAGAAGGCCCGTGAAGAAGAACGCGCCCTCTGGGAGCCCAAGCTATCCGCCCTGGAGGCCAACCACGCCGGCCAGCTGCAAGGCATGGCCAAAGCGCACGCGCAGGAGATGGAGCGCGCCGTCCGCACGCACAGAGGCGCAGCAAGAGCCATGGGCGCGATCTACGGCGCATGTCTCGCGGCCGTGTTGGTCAGCCTTGGCTTCCTCACCGTAGTGGACCGCGCCATGACGCAAGCTTTCGACCGCGCCCAGGAGATCGCAGCAGCAAGCACGCTTGTAGGCGCGGCTACGCAGCGGCGGGATGAGCAGTAAGCGGGCTGTTTGAATTAAATCAAACATTCAAAATTCATGGCGAGAGGCGGAGCAAGAAACGGAGCGGGGCGGCCCAAGGGGGCCAAGACGCAGATCACCGAAGAGGCGATCAGAAAAGCGGGCGAGGGTGAGACTCCGCTCGAATACATGCTGCGTGTGATGCGAGACGAGACGCAGGTCGATGACCGTCGAGACAAGATGGCGATCGCCGCGGCCAGCTACATGCATCCGCGCGCTGTCGAAGTGACGGGAGCAGATGGCGCAGACATCTTCGAGGGCATCAAGCGCGAAATCGTCAAGCCAAATTCACCTACCGACCGCTGAGGTATTCGAGCCGCTTCTGGCTGCAGCCCGCTACAAGGGCGCTCATGGCGGCCGGGGATCAGGCAAGAGCCATTTCTTCGCTGAGCTGTTGGTTGAGGAATGTCTACGCTTTCCGGGCCTCAGAGCGGTGTGTGTTCGTGAAGTCCAGAAAAGCCTGAAGGACTCGGCCAAGAAGCTGATCGAAGACAAAATCGCGGCAATGGGCGTCGGCTCATTGTTCGAGGTGCAGACCTCCGAGATCAAGACGCCAGGTGGGGGCTCAATCCTCTTCCAAGGTATGCAGGACCACACGGCGGAAACGATCAAGTCCCTGGAGGGCATCGACCGCTGCTGGGTGGAAGAGGCGCAGACGCTGAGCGAGACGAGTTGGCGGATGCTGCGCCCGACGATCCGCAAACCGGGGTCCGAGATTTGGTGTAGCTGGAACCCGCGCCGGCGCATCGATCCGGTGGATAAGTTCTTTCGGCAAGACAAGCACGAGCCGGGGCGCGTGATCTGCGTCGAGGCCAACTGGCGCGACAATCCCTGGTTTCCAACCGAGCTTGAAGACGAACGCCAAGACGACATCAGGAACGACCCGGACGCGGTGGCGCACGTGTGGGATGGCGATTACGTCACCATCCTCAAGGGCGCGTACTATGCCGCGGCGCTGAAGGCTGCGATGGCCGAGAATCGCATCACCTTCGTGGCGCGCGACCCGAACATGCAGGTGCGCGCCTGGTGGGACATTGGCGGGCCGGGCAAGAAGGCCGACGCCATGGCCATCGTGGTCGGGCAATACGTGGGCCGTGAAATCCGCGTGCTGGATTATTGCGAAGGCGTCGGGCAGGTGCTCGGCTTTTACCTGAATTGGCTTCGCGAGCGCGGATGGGACAAGGCGCTCATGGTGGTGCCGCACGACGCGGCCCAGACGCACGCGGACAATCCGACAGGCATCGACTTCGAAGCGCAGCTGCGACAGGCGGGCTATCAGACCAAGAAGGTCCACAGCCCGCCGGGAATCGTCATGCAGCGCATCACCACAGCGCGCCGGCTGTTTCCGCGCATGCTGTTCAACAAGGACACGACGGGGCCATTGAGGGAAGCATTGGGCTGGTATCACGCAAACATCACGACCGACGAACGGCAGGCGGACCTAGGCCCGCTGCATGACTGGTCTAGCCACGCAGCGGACGCGTTCGGCCTCATGGCGATCGACTATCAGGAGCCCAGCATGACCACGCGCGAGATCGTGCGCCCCCGCTACGGGACGATGGCCTAAGTGGCTCTAGCTTACGACGCTCAGCCATCCCAGGAACAGCTGAGCGCTGAACAAGAGCAAATCCGCCGCGAAGAAAAGCTTGTTCGCATGCTCAAGGTCGAGGAGGAGGACTCACTCGGCTACGCGCAGACGGAAGTCGCCGAACAGCAGATGGAGGCGCTGCGGCGCTATTTCGGCGAGAAGTACGGCGACGAGGAAGAGGGTCGCTCTCAGGTCACGACCCGCGAGGTGTTCGAGACGATCGAATGGACGCGGCCGGACCTCATGCGGGTGTTCGCATCGGGCGGCAACGTGGTCTCGCTTGAGGAGACGCAGCCGGAGGACGCCAGGTACGCCAAGGACGCGGCGGACTACTTGCAGTGGATATTCTGGCAGGACAATCCGGGCTTTGAGCTGTTGGACGACTTCGCGTTCGATGGCCTGCTGCATCGTCGCGGCTATCTCGCGGCCTACTGGGTTGATGATGAGTACCGGGCGCCGCAGGCGCTCAGCGGCCTCGACATCATGCAAGTCCAGGAGCTGATGAACGATCCCGAGATCGAGATCGTCGCCCAGGATTTCGACCAGGAGAGCGAGGCTGGGGGCATTTCCCTGATCGTGCGTCGGCGCAAGAGCCCGGCTCGGGCGGTGATTGAGACGATCGCGCCGGAGGATATGCGCCTCAACGGGCGCGCGGTCACGCTGGACAAAGCGCGCTATGTCGGCCGGGTCTTGCGGATGCTGCGTGGCGAGATCGCGAAGAAGTGGCCAGAGAAGCGCGCCGAGATCATGGCGTGGTCGAGCGGGACGCAATCGGCCATCGGCGCCGTGCGGCGGGCTGAGGACGTGCGATCCGAGCGCTTTCGGGATGACCGCATCGACTGGAGCGATGCAGGCGATGAGGCGTCCGAAGAGCTTGAGGTGCTGGAGGAATACCTACGGGTGGACCTCAACGGCGATGATTACCCGGAGATGATCCGCTCCTACCGGCTGGGCGATATCCTGCTGGAGGAGAGCGAGGTCGAAGAGAACCCGTTCGCGAGCTGGACCCCGATCCGCATCCCGCATCGCTTCATGGGCCTTGGCGCCCACGACATCACGGCGGACCTTCAGCGCATTTCGACGGTGCTGATGCGGGCGGGTCTCGATGCGGTCTATCAGAGCGTGGTGAACCGCGAAGCGTTCGACGCCACCAAGGTCGATGTGGACGGGCCGATCAACAGCACGTACACTGGGACTAAGATCCCGGTCCAGGGCGACCCGACAAGCGCTATTATGCCGCTCGTTGGCGGCCTCAACACCGCGACCGTGGCGTGGGAAGCGCTGGAGGTGAACGCTCGGCGTATCGAGGATCGCACTGGAGCGACCCGGCAGACTCGCGGGCTGGATGCGGACAAGCTGAGCAAGGACCATTCCGGCGTAGCCCTGGACAAGCTCCAGCTCAACGCA